GGGGTCGCCATTGTAGTTGGTCATTTCAGTTATTTTGTTTTCTACCATTGTTTTGAAGTCTGGGTGATAGTGGAATTCGCCTTGTTCGTCGAACCAAACGAATTCTTGTTTGCCTTTTTCTACTGTGGTTTTGTAAAGGGGGTATCCTGCACTTGTTTTGGTGCGGATACTTGAGAGTAGTCCGGGGATGCCTTTGCAGGCTTCCTCGAATGTAAGCATTCTTCGGATTGGGAAGTTGAGGGTTTGTCGGAGGTTGATTTCCATTTCTTCAAAAACTTTGTCGACGATCTTTTGGTCGACAGAGAATGGTTTTCTGTTGAGTGTACGGAACATGGATAGTAGTTGTGGGTTCATTCCGTTGGCTCGGGGATCCTGTTGTGAGAGGATGGCTGGTTGTTTGTCTGATGGTTCTTTCAATTTTCCGTGGAGGATGGATTTTTGAATTTTGGTTTTAACAGGTTGGATTACCATTTCTTTCACGGGGATGAGTTCGATTGATTGCATGTTTTCGAGGTGGTATTCTCTTGCTTTGACTATGTTGGGTTTGAGTTCTAGGAGTGCTGCTTGGTTTGCTACTAGGGTGTCATAGGCTAGGGAGTCTGAGGCGGCTACGAGTCGCCAGTACCATTCGGGGTAGTACATGTTTTTGTGGTTGTTCTGGGCTGTGGATATTCCTTTGATGAGTCCAGTTTCGTCTAAGTCTTCTGGTCGTGGGGGAGTCCATTTTTCTTTGTCAACCCTTTGAGGGTCAACATAGTCGTTCCAGTCAATTTGTGCTGTGAGTTTGTCGTCGTCGGAAATGTCGGGGAGAGTTCCTTCGTTGAGTGTTTTATATGCTGTTTCAAGGTCTTCGCGGTTGAGTACGACGGCCATTCCCTGAGAGGTGGTAACTCTAGAGTCTGTGCCAGCGACGTGCATGCCGATGATTTTTCCTGCGAGAGGTCCTGATGTTGCCACCAGAACTGATCCGCAGTCTCCGTTTTGTGTTGCTATGGCGTAGCGCCAGCAGTCGTCTACGGTGATTGGTCCAGTGCTATGCCCGTATTGGATTTGAGTACGGCGTATAGCGTTTGCATATTTCCTTCCGCTTTGTGTGTTCATGACGAAAGGGATTGGTGTTTTTCCATATTGGATCAGTCCTAACTCTGAAGATGTGATGAATTTCTTCAGGTTGTTCGAGTATGGGTTCAGTCGTTTATGTTCAAAGTTAAAGATGAACATGTCTGCGTTGGGGTCGGCGAGAGAGAGGCTCTCGACGAATTTTGTCGTTATTGGGCGATTATCGACTTCGATAGTCATGTCGATATCGTCTGATTCTTGTAGTGTCTTTTTGACTCCGTGTAGGAAGGTGAGGAATGTTTTGCCTCCCAACGGGTATACTTTGATGGTTCGGTCTCCGAAGCGGAGATCCATTGATTCAATGTCTTTATTGGCTTGTGCACGCACACGCCAATTTCGTGTGAAGTCGCGTTTCTGCCTTGGAGGTGGGGCAGAATTGTTGTTGGTTCGTTCAGACTGAGCTCCGAAAGAGAGATTCTCTTCGGCAGAGCCCTGAATGAGGTTCTTGATGCTGATCGCAAGACAACTGAGGAGGCCAAAGGCCGCTCCAGTTGCTATGCCTACTTTGAGTGATTTCCATGGATCTGAGTAGAGTGGTTGGTTCCATGATGCGAGATGGTATGTGAGGAGATCGGGTCCTACACTACCAATCACGCGCATTATTGTCTCGAAGTATTGTCGTGAAATTTTTCCGTCTTCGTCGTATTTGAGTTCTAGTACGTCTTCGCTTTCGTCAATTCTGACGTTGCTCCAACGTAAGTCGGTAAAAAGTTCTTCGTGTCGTGGTGATCTATTTTGGTGGTCTTTACAGAATTTTGGTCCTGATGGTGATGTTGCTGTTCCAATTTGTTTTGTGCAACCTTCGATGAAGCAGTTGTAACGTGCTACACCTTTGGTTTGTCCGCCGTCGCTGTAAGCGACGTCGTTGCATGATTGGTAGTTTTCATCTTGTTTTAGGGCTGCGATGTGGTATTTACAGTAGAGTGGAGGATGTGTTTTTGCTACATGGGAATGGGTGATTCTGAATGTACATCCAGTTTCAGCACACACATGGGCGTGTGCTAAATCATGGAATCCTTCGTGGTTGTTTACAGCGCGTGTTGTGATTTTCTTGTTGTATGCGGTGAACATCTTGCCGTCTTTTGTGATGACGTGTGTTTTGCAAGGGTCTTCTTTTTGGCATTTGTGACAGTAAAATCGGATTCGTTCTTTTCCTTTCTTGGTTTTGTGAACGCGGGTTTGACCACAGCACCGGTGGAGATGGTATTCCAGTGCTTTGTCTTCGGTTGGTGAGCGTTCAGTGTCCCTATCAAGTTCTCCTTCTATGGTTGGTGGTCCATAAGAAGGGGGAATTGGACGGGGTGCGTCAATAGAGGCTGCATTTTGATTAGGGTTGACAGGTAGGGTGTCGTCGCCTTGATCTTCAACTTCAA